GAAAGGACTTCTTAGGTGCATTTGCAGGCTTTTTAGGGGTAGGTTTTTCTTCTTCCTCCTCCTCCTCTTCCTCTTCCTCTTCCTCTTCTTCCTCCTCTTCCTCTTCCTCTTCTTCCTCCTCTACATCAGTTTTTATAGGAGCTTTACCTACATTTTTCTGATGAATTTTTTCTGCAGTTTCATTCTCATCCTCATCCTCTTTATCCTCTGCGATAAGAGCGTCAACCACTGATTGAGTAGTTTTGCTGAATTTGTCGTCAGCCTCGATGTACTTAATAGCTTCTTTCATTTGTTCTACAAGAACAGGGATTTTCCCGTTTACGTTAATCACTGGATCTAATCCAGTCATTACCCGATTCATTTCTGTTGCGGCACTCCGCAGTTGTTTTGCTTCTAACATACTCTCTAGTTTTGGTTAAACTTACTAATTTTTTCTATATTATACAAACTATATTTTTACCAGTATGTGCATAGTCTAGGTCTACCTCTTCTAAGATTCTGCAACACTGTTATTTCCGTGGTATTAGAAAAATCTCCTTCACGCTTAACAATTTCGTTAATTCTCATTATGCCGATCTTCTTTTCCCTATCACCTACATCCTGATTTAATCCGTACATAGCGGTAACGTGGGCGTATTTGCGTTTATCCTCTGAAAAGTTTTTTAGTTTTAATCGGTCTGCTTCGTAGGATTTAGCATCAGCCTGAGTTACGGTTACAACCAAACAATTATATTCCTGGCTCATACTACGAAGTCCTTTCCAAATTTCATTTTGCTTGTGGCGAAATTCTTTTGTTGGATCTTCCAATATATCAGCATAGTCCACTATGATTATATCGGGTACGAAACCGTCCTGCTTTTCCCACACAGACAGGAGGGCTTTCATATGCTTAATGGTAAGCGTTCCATTAGAATGAGAAGAGAGTTTGAAACTTCTTCCAGACTTAAGAAAGAACTCCCGTGCTGCCTGCCTTGCTTCTTTCGCCGACAACGGCTCGACCTCTTTAATTTTCTTTATCCAAGGAACTCCCCAATGAGTATGACGATAATCTTCACATTCAGTGCAAGGTTTATATTTCTTATGACTTTCAAAAACTTCTATTAGTTCATCTATATGTATACGTCCTTTCACATCTTCTTCTAATCGCCCTTCAAATACTCCTGTAGTACAACAACGCTCTTCCTTATCACAATTATTTGTTTGGTTGTGTATACAATCCATAACAGGTTCAAAATGCTCCCCACAATACTTACGGTTATCGGACTTCTGTGCAAGATATACGCACATACGTTTTATCTGTTGGGCTTCGGTCATATCCCCTGCTTGGAAGAAAACTACCTTACGCCCTTGGGCACAAGCCGTCATAGCCATATCTAATAGCCAAAAGGTTTTTCCACGCTTCTCACTAGCCATAAGGGCTACAAAACCTCCACGGACTAACTGGTCGTTCCAAAACTCTCCAAGAGAATTACGGTACTTGATTAGGACTTCCCCTTGGTGATTAAAAGCATGATCTATACGATCCAGTATAATTTCCGAGCATAACTCCAGGTCGGTTCGGCTTCCGTCCGTGGTAGGTTTGTAATCAGATGCAAGTACTTCTGCCTCTTCTAGAGAACCCTCTGTAATTAGGGCTTGTATAGCATCTGAGTGCAAGAGCAGTTTACGTTCCTTGAAGTACTTATGGGTTTGGTCTAGTAGGTACTCTACATTAAGTCCTGCTGCTTCGTACTCCTGACTTAGCTTGGGTAGTATCTCCTGTTCTATCTCCTCTGCTACATTCTTGGCTATCTTGCCTGTCTTTATCTTATGGAAATAAATTCCCTCTATATTCCTGCCTGGAGCTTTATCGTACTTGTTAAAGTATTCCCAACACCAAGAAGATAATCTCTTCGCCATAGGCGATTCTATGTAGAGATCGTTCCATTCCGATCGTATTTGTTTCAGGTAATCTGTGGACGTTATAAGTCCTATTACAATTTGCCGTTCAATCATGTAATACCCTCCCATCTTTATGCACATATATACCACTCTTACTTAGCGTCCACTTCTCTCCACCTTCATATTTAACTTTAGGTTTGGAATCATTCTCCCTGTCGTACGAAATCATTTCGGCTGGATCATCTAACCAACGGCTTTGGTTTAACCAGGTAGTAGGATGGGGTATATATGTAGATGTTTGCCATCGTTGGGATTTCTTTTGGCGAAGTATAGATGCTTTTATTTCTTTCCATGTAGGACGTTCCTTGGGGGATTTATTACAAATACGTTTCCATGCGGTTAAGGCTTTTCCTTGGTCCACGTGTCGTGGATACTCTTTCCAAAATAAATCAAACATGCCTACCGTTATGTGTCCATTTGGAAGTGAATCCGACGAATAAGTTTCTTTATTAGTACTTAAAGAATTTCCCTCCCCCCCAGACCACGGTAGGGGATTGAGGGGAGGGTGGCACCATATAAAATTTACTTTTATGTAGTGTCCCTCTATTTTGTTATCATCCCTTCGCAAAACCGTATCTTCTATGAGTCGCATATTTATTAGCTTATGTTTTACACGACGAACTTTATCTTCCGTCCAGTGTAAACCCTGAGAAACATATGTAATAGTTGCTTTAGGTTGATTAGTTCTTTGCCATTTAGCCGTGTAATAGTAAAATGTATATAGCATTAATAAGTTCGCATTATCCTTCTCGTCTTGCAAAAAACGATCTATGATAGATTTAGAAACCACAATAGGTTCTTCTTCTACTGGATACAGCATAGGGGTTAATCTTGGCATATTCATTCTGATTAAAAATAAAACAGAAGGGTTCGGTGAAGCGAGCACCTACTACCTTCTGTTCTCAACCTTAAAAAGTGAAAAAAGCCTCAACTGTCTGCGAACGGACGTCAAGGAACTATCTTTATTCTCATGCCTCGCTTTCATGATACGTAATTTTAGAGTATAAAGCTAGAAAATAGTTTTTATATTTCCTAATTTATTTTTTATTTATTTGATTTTAAGGCTTTTACCTCGTCTTTATTAACCGACTCAACGGTATCTTTCTCTAGAAGGGATTGAATTCCCATTTGCATAAGTCCTACTCTTTCCACAAGGCTTAATCCTTGGGAAATCATTGCGACGATAAATCCATCAGTATGTTCGTCAAATTCTACTTTAAAAAACTTTTTCATTCTTATTTGATTAATTGTTTAACTAAATAATTTGCTTCATCCTGGGACATATCTCCAGGATCAGTTTTCATTTTCATTCCCATTCTCATTGCGTCCACTCCTCTAAATTTTAAATCGGCTACTAATTTATTTGCTTGTATAATAGCTTGAGGATCATTATCGAATAGTACAAACACACGCTTAAAAGTCTGGGACATGATATGTAATTGATAGTCTGTGTATTGAATCCCACTAGTAGCAAACGAAGCAGTACCCAATCGCCAAACGTCCGTTGGACCTTCAACGCAGATACCCGTTTCCCGCCATTCGTCCTGCCGTCCGTAGAGAATTTGTTTATGTGGAATAATCTCTCGGTCTTTGGGACAGGCTTTATAACGCTTCTCATGGGAAGCCGTCTTGGATATACTTCTCGTATCGAATGATACAGTAGTATAATTCCAAAAGAAAGGAATCAATATACGATTCTTGTAAGGTATCTTATCTACCATACTTACTGGACCAGTACTTCGTAAACCCCAAATACTTTCCAAACGTTCTGGATCAAATCCTCTTCTTTCCAAATACATTCTATGGTGATTTAATAGAGGATAATTATGGGGAAGTATGAATTCTAATTTCTGTATAATAGGAACTGGACCATCTATTCGTTTAGCAATCCTTAAACCGTATTGCCTCACGAGATTTTTTGCCTCTACTTCCACTACCTTCACCAGCTTAGAAACGGTAGGAATGATAGGATGCCACCCACAACGCCAACAGTAATAGTAGTTCCCATCTAGTTCGTAGCCTAGATGATAGCCAGGATTCCCCGTGCACCAGGGGCATTCGACGTTCACCCATCCTGGACGGGAGTGCTTATGCCCCTCTGTGACGAAGTCAATACTGAAGTCTTGATATAGTTGAATGATATCCATTTAGAATTTAATACTTTTACTAACAAATATTTCTCCAGAATAACCCCTGCGTTTAAGTTCAGTAAGTAATTCCTTGGTAGAGTAAGATCGTATTGAATCTTTTTCCTGATTGAATCGTACAGGAGGGTTTTCTTCCTCGTGTCCATTAGTTTTTATCTGGTACTTGTACCTATTCAATTCATTCTTAAGCATAGATACTTCCTCTGTGGTGAAAGTATCCCTTCTACTAGTTAGCCATACTCCACTATCATCAAGATAGAATATGCCTTTCTTCTTCAGGAATTGAAATAATACAGCACTCACTCCATATTTCTTCCTGTACACGTCGGGCTTTTGTAACTCTCCTATGAGAGCTACTTCGACCATTTCATTGAGATAATCTTCGTATCTCTGTAAAGCATCTGTTTTAAACATCTTTTTAAGGCATTAGTTAAACATCTTTAATTAGCTTATTATACAAATAGTTTTTATTTCTAGATTGCATACTTAAGAAAGTGTATAGTTCGTTGTATGCAATCTGGATTAAACTTCTTGTCAATAAGTATTTTCCTTAACCTGCGTTCCATAGGAACAGAAACTATTTTATCCAAGTGTTCGTTCTTCTGTAACTTAGGTAGCAGTAATTCGGATTCCTCTAGGACAACTCCTATCGCATCTTGGATGTCCCGTGGTATGCTTTCCCAAAATTGGGTATATGTTCGGGTTATTTTCATAGCCTCTTGCATATCACATACACGATCACTCCATAACTTTTCCTTTTGTAAGTAACTTTTTAAGGTGTTAGATATAAACGTCCATAGATATGTAGATACCTGTCCGTGCTCTGGTGAGTAAGTTTTCATAGCATAATGGTATGCTATGTACGCTTCTTGGAATAGGTCGTCCCAATCGTGTCGGGTAGACTTATGATACTCCCAAGCAATCTTCCTGATTAGATTGATATTGTCCATTACAAGTGAGCTAAAGTATCCATGATTTCGTATTGCCGTTTGGTTAACACCGCAAACTCTCCCCATCCTGTATATTGACGGAGTAAATAACATACATCACTAGTTTTAGTCCAGTGAAATAGTTCGTAGCCAAATCCTTCTGACGCCCATTTTTCTAGGGCTTTAAAGCCTCCTTCCGCAAAAGCAGTACAGGCTTCCGTTCCAAAGATTAAATAATACTCTTTCATTGTACATCAAAGTATTTCATCATTGTACTCAATAAATTATCATAATCTCCAGACATAGCTTCCTTGGAGATAGCGTTCCAGTCCATGTTGTTAGTAAGGGCGACACGCCTTGCTGCTGCTAAAATAGCGAAGGCATTCCCATCTCTGCCTATTATAGACAGTATGGGCTTTTCTGTTTGATTAACTTTTTCACTCATCTTTTAAAATGTTAAGTTTATAAATTCGGAAATAGGAATTTTGAACGGCTTCGATGGATAATTAGTAGGTAGAATAAAGATATTGAACCTGCTTATCTTAACCACCTTTAGGAAAGGGTTACCATTTAAAGTAACTCTCATTCCCACTTTTAAGTCATTGATAGTTTTTGTAATCATAGTCTTACTTGTTTAGTAAATACTCAGCCATTAATATTGTAAGTAGAGATTCCTGTTCGGTAGCTTTACCATCTAGTACAGCGTCCAAAACAAGACGCTTCTTGTCTATCAGAGATGCTATGCGTTCCTCTATCGTACCCGCAGCCAGTAGGTAGTATATGGTTACACTATCCTTCTGTCCTATACGGTGACACCTATCTTCTGCTTGTACTAAAGCCCCTGGTGTCCAAGGTAATTCGAGAAACGCTACATTAGATGCAGCAGTCAGAGTGATTCCCACTCCAGCAGCTTGGATATTCCCTACGAATAAGCGAACATTTGGATCGTTTTGGAAAGCATCGACGTTCTCCTGCCTATGATTCATAGGAGTATCCCCATCGATCTTAACTGCTACTTTAAGAAAGCGATTCATAACCGCTTCTATTACAAACTTATGAGTAGCAAATACAACTAGCTTCCCATCCACCTCCAGGAAATTCTCTATCCAATTAAGAGCTTCCTCCAACTTACCTTTAACTGCTACCTGTTTTAATACTTCTATGGAAGCCAAAGCCTCCGCATTACTAGCCCTCATGGCAGCATCGTTCCCTTTCGTTGCACGCAGGTACTCTATGAAGTTGTTTTCTGCAATTTCATATTCATTCTCATTCACGAGTTGTAGTGGAACAAAGGAGCGAATCTTATCTGGCAAGTCTTTCAATACATCGGACTTTAACCGACGAATCATAACGGTCTTGGTAAGTATCTCGTGAAGCCTTTGTGTATTGCTAGCTCCTGAGAAGTCCCAACCAAATCCATTATGCTTTAGGTTACAATAATCCTTAGCATACTGCCAAGGATCACGGAACAATTCGGGATCAATTAAGCGAAGAGCGTTATATGCTTCGATAGGACGATTGACGATAGGAGTACCTGATAAGGCTATCACGTGCGGTATTCCCTTTCCCAAAGCCTTGATTGCCTTTGTTCTATTAGCAGTGTTACTCTTATAGTAATGACACTCATCTGTTATTAGTATCTGAGGTTCTCTACGACGTAACTCGCCTATCCATTCTGGTAGAATATCATAATTGATAATCAATACGTCGCCCTCAGTTCTCCAAGGCTTTGTTCCTGAGAGTACTTCGATTAACGGATTGCTCATCCAAGTGAATGCTTCTCGCCTCCAATTTAATTTCAATGACGCTGGAACGACGATTACGATAGGACGAAGTTCGGGATGTAATTGTGCCCACGCTAGAGCTTGGACAGTTTTTCCAAGTCCCATTTCGTCTGCTATGAGTGCTCTTCCGTTTCTAGATTCTATGAACGCTACTCCGAACTTCTGGAATGGAAACAATTCTCCCCGTAAGTTCGGGATATCAGTAACTAGTACTTCCAAGGAGCGTTTTTTACGTGCCTCCACGAACTCCTGGATTTTCTTATCCAAAGTAAATCCCCATCGAGTAAGTTCTTCGATGGATTGCTCTGAGATAGGAACAGACCAACATTTATCTTCGCTATGGTATTGTCTACCTGGAAGACTGCGAACGATATTTAAAGTATCATAACTAAATGGAAATGATAACTTCATAACACGTTCGCCTTTTTGATTTTCAACCATTGAGGCTGTCTTCGCATCTTTCTTTTTAAATAAAAACATTGGATGGTTATTAGGTACAACTACAGTATCAGTCGTATCTTTTGTAGATACGATCTGCGATTTGGGAACCCAAGAATCGAATATGATCTCTACTAACGCACCACGTAAGCGTTCCAGGTTCTCCTTGGTGTAACCACCGATTAAATTCCAATTGTGCCAGTGCTGTCCGCATTCTGGTCCAATTCCCAGTTCCACGGACACGGGGTGCGTCAAAGTACGTCCGCACTTACAACAGATACCCAACTTGACGGTCTCACCTGTACCGTGCCCATATAGATATACTGCCCGTTCCGTTTCCGCAAGGACTTTCGCTGAGAAATAAATTAGTAGATTGTTATGCTTAGCGAATCCTGCTTTCAATTGATAAAGTTTTACAGTGTCATCCATTAATTCATAGAGAATTCAAATATTTCTATTGTTCCAATTAATTTACATACAGGACAGGGAATAATATCTGTCTGTACGTATCGTACTGGTCTGGTTATTAATCCGACCTTTATGAGCTCATCTAATATTCCTTCAGTCTCAGAGTAGTTTTTAATAATGACTTCGTTTTCTCTGAGAGGATAGTCAGGAACATTGACCGTAGCAGTAGCAAAGTGTTCTTTGCTTGCTTTATCTACAAGAATAATAGCTAACCTATTGTTTTCATAATAACGAAACTGAAGCAAGCAAACCTGTTGCCTAAACAGAATTTCAATTTGATTTAGATTCTCTTCCATTAGTTTATTATTACAGTTGTACATCTGCTATGCCTTGGCTTAATAAAAAGTCAGAGGCTCTATCCGCAGCGATTTCCACATTCAGATTCTCCTGCTTGAGATATATTTCGATCTCAGAGTCAGTTAGGTCTAATGAAATGTAGGCATACCTGGTACGCCACCACTCCTTAAATTCTTCGATTTTTTCTTTCATAAATATAATGATTTAATTAAACAATAATTAACTGGATACGGACTGGTCAACGCACCAGTTCAGAAAGTTGTATATAAGTGTATAGTTTGACCTTTCGGATTGTTGTCCTTTCAAGAAAAGAGGCGTTCAGCCTCAGTTGTTCTCCTTAATCATTTAAGGTATGATCAGCCGTAGATGACTTCTCCCATAACAATAAGTTGGAAGAAGACATCGGCATTGCTTGCGTCCATACCAGGATCAAAGATGATACTATCCTCTAATTTCATGGTATGGTCGAACCAAAGTGGTATTCCACGCAGGATATTTGCTTTACTAAGTTTACCCAGAAGATTACCTGTTTCTATATCACAGACAGGATATACTTCTCCATAAGTTATCACTGACTCTATGATACAAACAGAACTAGGTGGACGTTTTTCGCCGTCCTTTAGTGGAAACCATTTGTCTATTTTACTTTTGTAACCTGGCATATGATACCCGTAGTTACTTCCTCCCTCCAAGGCTGAGACCAAAGCATCTTCGATCCACTTGTCGGGAATGTGCATTTCTATTATCACTTCTTAAGGCATTGGTTGATTAATCGTAACAATCAAAACTTCGAGGACTGTCCTCAAAATAAGGCTTACAAGTGGTACAGTACCTGAATTCGTAAGTAGGCAATTCTGTTAGACAGTTACGGCACTTACGAGCGTACTTGGCTGGATCTTCCCATTTAGCTAACTTTCCAGCATCTGGGTCTAATCCATTTGTACGTCCCATGCGGACAGTGCAGTGATCTTCTGCGTCGTTCCATTTAGCAGTACTAGTACTACCCCATTTATTGTCTTTCCATTTATCGTTCCTCCAATTATACGTACTACCATATGCGTACGTAGTTTTTGGAATTTCGTGGAGATAACGATTGGGAAGTTTTCCAATCTCTAAACAAATCTGACAGCAGTGATAGAGTTCATTTAAATCTACATACTCCATATCGCTATGGTGTGCGTAATATCCGCACGATATATTGAAGCAGGATATTCCTACCCGTCGTCCCATTACATTAAACGTATCGGTAAACATTCCTGTACTACAGGAATATCCAAAGCGGTGTAATATAGGCTTCAATGCTTTAGCAAACTCTTTAGATATGGTATAATCGCCTCCATATTTGTTAATAAAATCCTTTCCATTCCAGCGATCTATACCTCCCAGGAATCGACAATCGTCAAATACGGCTAAGTCTATGTTAGACGAGCCATATCCTCCGCATTCTTCCTCTGTAAAGAATATCGCTTTTACATTTTCTAATTCATGTAATAAGAAAAGGCAACCAAATATACCACACTTATCATCTCCTCCTATACCTACACGCTTGTTTTCATCGTCTACTGTGTAGAGATAGGTTCGATCATCCTTAACCGCTCTGACTACATTAAATCCTTTTTTATAGTTATGTACGGTATCTAGATGTGCGCAGAAGCAGGGATATGGACCACTACCTTTTGTAACTATAATATTTCCACAGTTATCTACTTGGTAATTTAGATCCATATTCTCCACTTCGTGGATTACAAATAAAGACATCGATAATTCATTATGACTCGTTGAAGGAATCATGAACAAATCTTCGGCTTTACTGATTAACTTCTTAGGCATCTTGGATGCCCGTTTGTTAGGACTTAACTGAAAATCGCTAGCACTCATTTGTTAATAACGATTAGCAGTTCTAACGGTCACCTCAATAGGACTTGCCATTTCGATTGGTGGATCGAAAGGAAGTCTAAGAGTTTGCTCTGGATGGTACGCTATGGGAATCTCTTGGTAACGATAACGGTCTAGCCTAGCAATATCTAGACAATGATCGCAATACCTGAGGTTACTATATCCTCTAAAACGTAAGTAACCAGAAAAGCATCTACTACAATTCCTACACTGGAAATAGAATTCAGATAGGCAATTCCCGCAAATTTTATCGGAAACTTGATTATCTACTCTAGATGATCTGTAGTCCGTTTTTTGGTGTGATTCCCCACATATAACGCAGTTCTTATGATACCGTTCGTAGCAACGTATACAATACGAATAATTTGCGTCAGAAGAATAGAGTAACTCTGAGTCAGGATGATAACAATTGCAACCAGCACATGAACGCAATTTAAGATTACGAATACAGGAACGGCATATTATTTTCCCTTTTCCATCTCTATTCCTATTATCATTTAAGTGCACTGATCCGCAAGTACCACAAACTTGGCTATGTTCTACATAACACTTCCTACAAAGCTCGGTTCCATCCAAATTCTTGGTATTCCTGGAATTAAGTACGCAACTACAATAAGGACATTTTGGAAATAAATCTAATGGACCTCCATAACAGTCCTGCATTGTGTAATAACTCCCATATGGATTTGCCCGATAATTAGAAATAGTAAATTTACTTCCTTCATTAGCTATCTGATTCATCGTATCACCATAAGGACTACCCGTATTTTGAAGGTAGAGAGCAGCTTTTCTCGGCAAGATAGTATGAAGACCGATACCTCTTCTATCCAAATACTTTACGTTACTGTCCGAGAAATATCGCCATGCCCAATCATTCTCAGTAGCAATGTTAATTAACTTTTGCTGAAGAGATTCAGAAGCATAGGGACGGTCTAAAAACTTAACAATCTGTCCATCATGAGTTTCAACATTCTCCCATAATAACGCTCTATACAATAGATAGCCATCGGGAGTGTCTCCATAAACGATTTTGAGATTGGGAATTTCATTATAGAAATTCGAGTAATGACGACAACCGTGTCCAGAATCTGGACGCATACAGGAGTTAGTTAAATTACCACTATCCCTATATGTCATCATTTTGTAGATTACGCCTGGTTTATCGGAAATTTTATATTCCAATACGGCGTTAGCTCCTTGAACACGAGCTGTAAATACTTCGCAAACACGAAGCAAAACTCTGTCGAACGTTGAGGTATTTCGCTTAACTTGATACCCCGAAGCGTCCTCCATTTGCACATAATTAATGAAAGACATTAAGAATTTGCCAGGTTTAATCTCCTGACGACCTTCTGTTTTCCATTGCCCTTTCTCGTTAAGGGGCGGTCTTCCATTTTTAATAGGCCAACAAGTAATTCTATTCTGCTGGTTATAGCAGAAATAGTTAAACTCGTCTGTTTTCATTGATGTCCAGTAGTCGGGATCACTGCTATTCACTGAGAATAAAAGCTTCACCCGATACATTTCCCCGTTGATTTTCACATCTAATGATTGCGTAATCAACGGCATTAGTTTTCGTGAAATGATTACATCTTCCACTTTTTTAAGGTATTTAATGAAACATAAAGTGCTGTCTGATTAACAGCATCGTAGGAGGCAGGCAATTCGATTGCCTACCATTCTGGTTAACTTGCCTCCCTACCATTCTGGTTAGTTTACGCTGACGCTTTGTAATAAGCGTAGATCCATCATTATATGAGCTAACTCCCTATTCAGCTTTTCCATTTGCTTACAGAGTTTTTTGAGTTTAGCTCCATCGGCAGAACCCACAGAGACCAGTAATAAAAGTAATTCCCTATGGATTTCATTCCTTCTCTGAATTAATAATTTCCTGTCTTTCATCTTTTAAGGTTTCAGAATGAATTTGAAAATAACTAATAATCTCCGCACTCAGATGTGCCATAAGGGCATCGCTTATCATCTGATCAGTAGTACGATTATGCTTGTAATAAAGCACTCGGTCATTCCTTAACTTTTGTATTACATTAGCTGGTACAACAAATGTAATTGTTAAGTCTTTTGGTTTTCTCTTGAAAAAGCTCATCTTTATGTCGTTTTAGGTGTACGAAATAAAGCTAATAACAAGAAGCAATAACTGGTATTCGACAAATGCTATCAGAATACCGACTAAGATTGTTGTTCCCATTTTTTCGTTTTTTTAAGGTTTTGTAAATGTTACTGAAGTTGCGTTTAAAAGAATACAGGGAGGACGGAAATAATGTATGCCCAACCTATCCATAAATATGAAACGATCGAGTTGATCGTCCCAATGCTTAACCGCTCCACATTTGGAGCATTGTCTGTCCAAAGAATTTAAATGGATGGACCATTCGTGTTGTAATACCTTTTTCATAACATAAAGTGTAATGAGGAGGATACTCTGGGTGGAAAGGTTTCAAATTTTACTTCATCATACTGCTTGCTTCCATCATTAGTCCAAAGCAAATGGATAACCTGTACTCCTCTATCAGGATCATCACTTTCGCTCGTCCTAGTGACTTCTACGGCATAAACAAGAGCTACATTCGGATCAGGATAAACTCTGATCTTCATATTAGGGTCAGTTTTCGATACATAAGCATCGAATAATTCTTTTTGGGCATCTTTTGGAAGGATACGCCAATCATAAAGTTTCGCTTTGTTCATCTTTTTTAAGGAATTAGTTACTGTATATAATACGGCGAAAGGGACATAAAAAAAGGGAATAGAAACTGAATTCTATTCCCATTTTCATTTTCACTCTCGCTTATCTCCTTCTTTTGGAAGAAGTCTTAGCAGGAGCAATCCGAAATCTTTTGGAAGCGTAAATCTTGTCGAGCATCTGAATAGCTACGCCCATTTTTACGATTCCCTTGTAATCCATGAAGTTTTCAATCTCTTCTATGGAATACGTCCGTTCGACTGGTTGCTTATTTCCCATGACTAGAAAATAAAGGTTACCAAAGTTATGTACGCAATAACAATACCGTAGAATATCCAGAGTGCGATTTCTACTTTCTCTGATAGAGTTAGACGTTTTGGATGAACGTCAAGCAGGACCATAAGTTCTTTAATAGTTGCCATTTTTAAGGTTCTTTTTTGGAAATTAAAACTTTTGTTTAACATACCCGCATCTCGCATATGCGGTAATAAGTACCACTTTTAGATAACAGTTTCTCCTCTTTTACAATACCACGTAATGAGATAACCTCTAAAAGCCCGATGTAACGCATCTTCGCTATCGTCTCTGGTGATAGACGGAGCTTCATAAAAGAATTTCTTGATAAACGCTCTTTTATTCCCACTCCAATGTAAGCGTAGTCCCTGGAATTTATTTACTATTTCCAGAGAAGGTTCGTCGTTGACTTCCATTGTTCTGCCGTTCGGAATAAGGTTTACTTTGATGAACTTATTCGTTAGGTGAACGGAATAAGATGTGTTACTCCGTAGTTTTTGCGATTTAATCTCATAAACTACGGGAACGATCTTAAGATCATTTTCTTTCTTCATTTTTTTAAGGCATTTAGTTAATAAAAATAAGTGTTATATAATACGGCAAAAAGTATATAAAAAAAACCGTACTTCCTGGGAAATACGGTTTTCATTCTTATTCGCATTCTCGTTCTCATCCGATAGCTTTAGCTAAAAAGCAGATTAAGAACTCCATCGCTCCTCCTACTGGGATGAGTATTAAAACGAAATACTTGGAGCTACGAAAGTCATCCATATAACGATTGCGTTACGTAGGATCATTTTTACTCTTTTTTTCATTTTCTCGCTTTTTTACGGTCAGTTAATAATCGAAACTTACTTTTACATTACTTACACAATAAGTCCTATTAGCCTCAAGCATATCCTTATCCTCTCCATAAACTCTTCTTATATAATCGTAAGAGTCAATTAATAAATTCTGGATAGCGTCTAATGGTTGTTTAGGCTCGTCAGGATCATAATTCTTAGAATCGTAAGTTTCAGAATCGTAAGTTTCAGAAAAGTCCTCTACGTCGAAATCGCATTCATAAACTATCTTTCCCTCATCTTTATAAGGGACGGCGAAGTTAATCTCCAGACCATAATATTCGATAGTTAAGACTGGATAGCGTATTGCGGCATTTTCTATTCTTAGAATCTGTCCGTTTATGACTTGTTCGATAAATCCAATTCCTCTTTCCATTTTTTTAAGGTTTTAAAAGTGAATAATATAAATAATTAAAATAAATTCTCAGAAGTATTTCAGGTAGGGGCTTCCAGGAAGGTAAAAAATCCTAAATCGTTTAGTTTCTGAGGCCACCTAAAGATTTAGTTATCCTTTCCTATAATACGAAAAAAAGC